TGCATATATTTTTTATTTACAGAACTTTGTTTATCTACACTCAAAGTTTGATCTTCTAGCATAACTGGGACCAAAGGGTCTTCTAATCTGTGATATCCGTAAAGTTTTTCTTCTAAAGGCACAGAAGTATCTAGTAATGCACTACTAGCAGCAACTTCAATTTGCATACCTGCTTCTGAACATTTACATAACCAAAATTCTACACAACCTCTGCCCGCTTCAGCAAAATGCAAATTTTCTTTATAAGAAAAATCTATACCGAATAGTTTTAATCTACCTACTTTATTCCAAAGTGCAAAAGCAATCGCATATGCAACTGTATTATTTAAGTAGTGGCAGTTTAAGTCTCTAACTATTTCTTTAATAGGATATTGCTGTAAGTTTTTAGTACAACGTTCGTCTTCAGTGCAGGTGTAGATAGGTTTATCGTGATCAATTAAAAATTTTTTAATACTATTAGTTTGACTACCTGCATCATCACTATCTAAAAATCTAGACGGAGGATCCATCATAAATACACGATCATGAAATATTACTGAAGCTACACTATTGATTGCCCAAACTTCATCGAAATGTTGGTCGTGAGATTTAGCTAAATTGTAGTCAAACCAACTCGCTCCCAGTCCTACAATAGCTACAGTTCTACCCTCTAAACTTTTTATTTTTTCCATATATTACGTAGCAGTATTACGTAAAGAATCATACCTATACTCATCACGTCTCCCTTGAGCTTCTGCTCTGTTTTTAAGTCTTTCTATTTCTTGTACAAATCTAGTTTCATACAGTTGCATTAAGTCCGCATCCCCTTTTAAAAAAGTGTAGGCCTCAACTATAGAGGCATATAATAAACCGTTTCTTGCATTTTTAGATAACCATGTCCCAGTTGTATCTGTTACTAAACTGTTTGGTTTGTATATGTAGTTTAATTCAACTGCGTAGTCAGAATCAGGAACTGGTGCAATAGTTAAGGTTGAGCCGTTGTTAGATGCTGAAGATAAATCTTTATCAAAATCTGCGTAGTATTTCGGTAAAGCTCTTAAAGAAGTGTCTGCTATGTCTTTATTATATTCTTGCATAAAGGACGCATTTTTCTTTAATAAAAAATGATAATCATTGTTAGCGTCTATTACAGCCAAACTATTTGTTAAAATAAAATCTGAAGGAGCTGTTAAAAATCTATTACCTGTAGTCAACACACCAGATTGAATTTTTTTAAAATAATCAAACTGAACTAACTCAAAAATTCTTTCTTCTGCATTTTTAATTATGTCGTCTAACGTATTTACAAAAGTTGTTTCAGTACTCTGAACAAAATTTTGAATTAAGGTTTTTAGTTCGCTTAGTGTCATGATGTAATTGTAACAGTTCCTATAGAAGCTGTTAATTGGTTTCCTATTATCATTGAGCCAATATTATCTAAGTTTGTAAACACTCTGCCATTATCTACTTCTACATCAGTATCTGGTCTAGGTTCTCTTAAAGCCTGAGGATCTGCTGGGTGATGTCTAGGTTGTAGTTGGGGATGTTTTTCACTGTAGTCTTGAGCACAGACTTTTAACCCATCCCATTGTTTTTTTAACGTAAGCAGTCTATATCTTTGCCCACAAATATCACATAAACCGTAGGCTTTTTTCCCAGCTGCAAATGCCATTAAATTGAAGTTCTACCGGGCAAGAATCTTGAACTGACACTATCTATGTCTTCAAAAGCTGCTCTGTCAAACTCCTCATCATAAATTGATTTTAAAAGCTGTACTTTTTCTGGGGCTCTTTTTAAAGCTACGTAATAAGCTAAACCTGAAACCATGCAAGGTATGAATCTAAAAACAACTTCCATGTTATTAGTGTAGTCACCAACATCTTGTATTCTAGTTAAGACATTGTATTTAATAACATCAGTAGAATTTTCTGGAGTTGGAAATAACTTAACAACAGGAGTTGTTTGTCTATCTAAGAAAAATTGAGTGGGTCTAGCTTCTTGTGTTTTAGTTGGTGTAAACAAATAATCGGAACGACTAATTCTTTCCATTTGAATATCCGTACTATCTCTAGTTATAACAGCTTCAGTAATATCTACTACATCTGCTGCTAAAGCATAATCGCTAGTGCCTTTGATAGTAGTAAAACTTCTTTGTGCAACTGTCCACTGATTTAATCCACGATTGGCCCAATCAGCCATCATTATATTTAATGATCTTTTTGCTGAGTCTAAATCGTAGCCTGTACGTAATTCAAGCCCACATCTTTCGTAAGCTTCTTCAATTAGTTCATCAATCGTTAGATCGAATGTTGTAGTCCCAGATGTTGCCATGTTAGTCCTCTTTACAAAGTTAGACTATTAATTAAAAAGTTTTAGTTAAAACCAAAATTATCGAGTAAGCGTCACCGTTACTGTGTCCAACTGTTGTAAAATCTATATCTCCAGTTACACCGCTTCCAGCATTGTTGGGAATACCTGTAAATAAATCATAATATTCATCGCCTGTACTATCAGCCGGCAAAGGAATAGCTAAAACATTAGTCGAAGCATCAAAAAAAATATCAACTGCCATTCCTCTAGTTGCCCAATATATTCTAGATATAGATACACTGGTGCAAGCATTACCTTCACTATCAGTTGCTAAAGCAGAAACATCTACTTTTTTAACTGCAGCTTCGCCAGAACCGTCAGATTCGTTTGTAAACTTCAAGATAGCGGTTTTTCCGCCATCTTGAATAGTTTGACTTGTTACTACGTCAGCCATAATTTACTCCTTACGCTATTTGCGTGTATTCAATAATGAACGTAAACGAACCTGCAGTTGTAGCATTTACTGTATTAGTAATGTTACAAAAAATATTTCTTGCTGTGTCTGTGTATTGAACAGAAGCTGGAGCAGTAGTTCCACTTTGAGTTTGTACTACCAAAGTTGTAGTTGTTACGTTATGTACAACAACTGTTGTACCTCCATCTAAAATCTCATCTGTCACAGCAGCAACAATTTGAGCGCCTGAGCTTGCAGTACCTACTTCATAACCTATGTCTCCAGTACCGATTACTGGTGCGACATCACAGAAAATTTTAATGTCTGTAATGATTGTGTTAGCTGGTTGTACGAATGTACCAATAGTTGGTGAATCACCTGCTGTAGTGTTTACTGTTACACCAGATACAAAACCTACATGTTTTACATATTTGTTAGTAACAATACCTGTTGATGCGATATCTACTACATCAGTTTCTGCACCAGTAGAGCTGTTTACTGAGATTACCTTAAAACCATTTTCGGACCTGACTGGTCCATTAAATGTTGAGTTTGCCATAATTTCCTCCTCGGGAAATAAGTTTTATCATCTTGGCTTGTCTGCTAGGTCAGTTGATAAAACAATTAAAAGTAATCCTAGTAGTTGAATATTATACCAAAAAAAGAGAGGCGTATAGCCTCTCTTTTAATTATTGCCGGTTTGAGTTAAAAACCACCGGCGAGGTTCTTAATTAAGTGTGAACTTATGCTCCGGGAGAACCGAATACACATCTTGGATCCGAGAATCCAAAAGAGTATCTTTCTCTTGCCTTGTAACGCACATTACCTGTGTCGAAGTCTGCTTCCATCGAAGTTCTGATTGGCGAACGTTCAAACATTTTGAATCCGTTCGGTGCATCAGTCTTGATGAAAAAAGCGTCAGTGTCAGTAAGGTAGTGGTTGACTACGTATCCCTGAGGGACCATACCCATATTTCTAACAGCGTTAATATCGTTGTCAGAAGTTCCTACTCTACCGGGTGACTCAAGCAATCTATCAGCTGTGAATTGTAGCTCTTTAGGAATAATTAACTTAGTTCCTTGTACTGCTACTTTTAATCCACGTTCGTCTACGAACGCCGCAATATCAATCAATGCTTGCTCAAGAGAAGTTTCGTTTAGGTCAGCTGCAGTAGAGAGTTCGTTGCTTAAAGATCCACCACTAATTGTAGGGTGGTCTGTAGCACAAAGCTCTTTACCGTCACCGCCAGCGAAATTGCTGTTGAAGGCATTGTTTAAAACTGAGGCAGCTTTAATTTGCTTGGTAGTTGACATACTTCTTGCAAG